TGTACCGCATTAGTGTTGCCGGTGCATTTTCGTTAACTGGTGACATTCTTTGCGAAATATGGCTAGATTCAACGACAACACAACGCATTTTTGACAGCCGCTTTGCAAGTCGCGGGTCTACATTTGCAAACATTCAAGGCATGTGGGTTGGTACAGTTGCGGCAGGTTCTAAAACAGCAAAGTTTTATGTAACGGCGCTCAGCGGAACAGTCGTTAATACTGCTACCTCAACAATGCAAAACCAGTTAATCATTGAAGATTTGGGGCCAGCATGATTTGGCGCACTACTTTTGTGGCGCTTTTGTTTGCGGCAATCCTCGTAGCGTGCGGTAACCGTGAGCGCGTGAACTGCCCGCCAATAGTCAAAAACAAGGCATTGCGCGCAGCTACAACCATCACCGTAGACACCGCCAGCCTTGGCAGCACACGGACAGTAGAAACTAAATGCCTATAATCCCAGCGCCACGCCGAGAGCATCGCATGACCAGCGAGGAAATTAAGGCGCGTCTAATTTTTATTGTGGCTTGCGCGCTATCGCTGACTTTTGTGGTTTCAACTTTGGCGCTACTTTACGGCCTGCTATTTGTCACTCAGCCGCTCGAAGTAAGTGACAACGATAAATCCGCATGGGCCACACTTCAGCCGCTTTTGCTTTTTCTCACCGGCAGTTTGGCGGGCTTGCTCAGTGCAAACGGGTTGAAGTCAAAAGAAAAGGATAAACCAGAATGAAAAGCACCAAATACACCGTGACTACCACAGCACAAATAGTTGTGCCAGCCAAAAACTACAACCGCGAAATATACACCCACGTCATAGGCAACGGCATCGTGTACCTAGGCGGTTCAGACGTAACCATTGCCAACGGCACCTCGACAGAAAAACACACCGCCCCACTAGCCTTTTTCGTACCAGCCGGCGAAACCATTTACGCAATCGTCGAGTCTGCTACTGAGGACTTGCGCGTACTTGACTGGTCGGTATGACATGTACACCACGATGAAAATTAAAATGCCCAAAGACCTAGCCGGCCACAAAAACGGGCAACTGCCCGATGAGCTGCTAGGACCAGTGCCAGGCGGGAAACTACACAAGAGCGCGGTACGCAGTTACAAACACATGTTGAACGCCGCTAAAGCTGACGGCATCACCTTGAAGCCAACGTCCACGGTTGACACCTACAGGCCCTACAGCATTCAATACAACGCGTTCATGCAGCGTTACTCACCGAAACCCACAGACGACACCAGAGGCATTACACGCACCTTTGAGGGCAAAACGTGGTATCTGAAAAAGGGTATGGCACCATGCGCGGCACCCGACCCGACAGGCGTTAAAGGCTCAAACCACGGCTGGGGACTCGCTGTAGATTTCGCTAACGCGTCGGGTAAAACATTTCAGTGGCTAGTTAAAAACGCTAACCGTTTCGGCTGGTACATCGGCACAGGCGACCCAAGCAAGCCAGGCTTTGAGTCATGGCATTGGGAATACGTGCTAGGCAACGTGTGGGCACCACCCACAGAAACCGTTATACCATAAGGCTTTTGGCCAAAAGACGCGCAAACACTCGATAAGCCCATTAGGGTTTTTACCTATCCCGACGAAAGGCAGAAACCATGAAACGATTACTTGGCGTACTCGCCACAGCTGCACTCTTAGTGCCGGCAACACAAACACAAGCAGCGGTAGAACCTGACTGCAAACTCTTTACAGCTCTAGCCCTAGAGGTTGGCTGGCAGAAACGTGAAATACCACGCCTCATGCAAATATGTAAGCGCGAGTCTAAAGGTTTTGCGCGGGCATGGAACCAGCGCGACCCATACACCGGCAGTTACGGCCTCATGCAAATTAACGGCAGCAACAAACGGTTTCTTGTCGAGTCTGGCATTGTGCGTAAAGCCATGACTGAACTCTGGTCACCACGCAAAAACCTTAAAGCCGCTCTAGCCCTATTCAAGCGCCACGGTTGGGCACCATGGAAAGGCAACAGCGCGCCAAAAATTGTGGTACCGTACACCCGTTAGTTATTTTCAACCCGACTAGAAAAGAGCAATCATGGTAAACCCGACTGACCATTTAGACCAAGCACTAGCAAACTTGTGGGCGAACACTCGACCCAAAGCAACAGACGTGCTTATACGCAACCTGCGCGCACACGCTTACAGCTATGCAATGGACGACGCAGCATTATGCGAGGACCTACGCCAAGCCATTGGCCGGCTAGAACACCCCAGCAGCCTTGAACCAAAACAGCAGAGCATCATTGACCGCCTCGACGACATTGTGCAAGAACTACACGACCTTGGGCACGCCCAACTTGGTGGCGAAACCGACCAACTGCTCATCGCAATAGACAACGCATTGCGAGGTAAAAAGTGAGAACCATTGCAGGCGTTTTTGCATTTGTAGGCGTTATGACAGTTTTTAGCCTTGTGACATTGTGGGCCGCTGACTGGATACAAAACTATGACGAAAGCGGCAGGTACGAGTAATGGCTTTTGACCTTTCCGAGTACGTAGACGTAAAAACACGTCTTAAGCAAGCCTTAGCGCTTTACCCGCAGCTGCGCATTGTCGAGCACCGACCAGAGATAACCCAAGTGGGCGACCAGTTATTCATTGAGTGCAGCGTCACCGTCAGCCGTGACCCAGACGACCCAATACCCGTAACCGCTTATGTCTTTGAGCCGTATCCAGGTAAAACCAGTTTCACTAGAAATGCTGAGCAAATGAATGGGGCCACCAGCGTTTTGGGGCGCGCGTTGGGCTACATGGGCCTGGGTATTGACAAGTCAATAGCAAGCAGCAACGAGTTACTCGGGCGTCAAGAGGCAGCAGAGGACCGCACCAAGGTAGTGAGCATTGCGCGACCAACCCCAGTGCTTGACAGCCCACGCGAAACGCCAACGTCAGTCATGGGGCCACGGTCAAAGCAAATAGGCGAGGCTCGACTATCGGCACGCGAACAAACACAGGCAAGCCAAACCGCACCACGCGAACATACGCAGCCAGCCAACGGCGGCGGCGCAACCGCTAACCAAATAAAAATGCTCACCCAAATGTGCGCTGAACGTGGGCTAGATTTTGACCCTACGACACCAATGACGTACTCAGAGGCAAAAGACATGTTCTTAAACATCAAACCAATACCAAAGGTTAAATGATGAGCAACATAGACCAAATGCCGGCAGAGCAAGCCTTGTGGGCGTACTCGAGCATGCTGTACGACTCACGCCAACAATGCGAAAGCCTGAGGCGCGAACTCAATATAGTCATATCTCAACTTATGGACTGCCAAAGCGACTACCAGCGCCTCGCAAAAAGTTACAAACGCTTAGCAGACGCCATTTACTGCCCAGACTGCAAAGCAGCTGACGATGCCGAATAACTACGCCGGCATGACTGAAGCCCAATTCTTGAAACAAGTGTGCGCGGTAGCCAAGTTGCGCGGCTGGTTGATTTACCACGCCAAGCCGGCACAAGTGGGCGAACGTTGGGCCACCCATTTTCAAGGCGACGCAGGGTTTCCAGACTTAGTGCTCAGCCACCCAACTGGCGGCCTAGTGTTCGCAGAGCTAAAAGCAGGACGCAACAAACAGTCTGACGCGCAGCTGCGTTGGCAACGGTACCTGCTCGAAGCAGACTACGAATGTTACTGCTGGTACCCAAAAGACTTAGACGCAGTTATTGCGCGGCTGAGCGACATATGAGCAAAGTACTAGTAACGCTCGACTACGAGGAATTAGAGTATTGCGCGATTAGTGGTGCGCGCCGAAACATACGCGCCATGCAAAAGGACCGCAAACCACGCCAGAGCACCGTTGCGTATGAAAAGCAACATTGGTGGCAGTCACACGTAACAGGCGTTATAGGCGAGTACGCAGTAGCCAAGTCTCTAGGTGAGCATTGGCTAGACCTAGAGAATGACCGCGGCGGTTTTGACGTATTGAGTTACCAGGTGCGCAGCACAGAATACCCAAACCCTAATTTGCGCATACGTAAAGGCGACGACGAAAACCACGTATT